AAAGACCACCGGAGCCAGGTGGGATAGTGAGAAGAAGACCGGGGCTGAGAGCTAGGAAAAGAGAAGTGGTCACGAGGAGATCGGTCTTGGTGAGCACGAGACCCATCGCACGAGCGATGAGGCTGTACACAAGGAAGAACACGAGAGCGTGAAACATAACAGACATTTGGTCAGTCTTGCCGTTGCGGAACTTGATGTTCTTGCCCGCGGTGGTTACGAGAACACCGGGGCTGAGCGCGAGAAAAAGGGCGGCAGGCACAGCAACTTTGTGGGAACTGATATCGGGGAGCATTTAATATATGCACATATAATTTTTAGCATAGTCCACAAAGTGATAGAAAGTGGCACCCTGCATCATTTCTTCATGAAGCCTATTTTGATTTATAACTTCTCTGAGACGCCTCCAAATGTACTGGAGAGTTTCATCGTGTTCCGATGAAACACGGTCATGATAAGAATCATGCTCCATGTAACAAAACTCTACAAAATCACAAAACTCTCCTGAGTGTTCAATGTGGGCATCATGTAAAAGTGTATTCATCATACCCCACATGTACCTCAACTCATCTAAATATTGGACTTCCCAGTCTTCAACATTGAGAGGAGTGTTATCATTAAATTCATCATCATCACTGACATCGGCATCAAAGCCGGTAGTCGCTTCGTATACATATTGACCCCAAACCATCGTTAATTACTTATCTTCTTTCTCGGGCTTTTCTTTTATACCAGTTAACGAGAGCGAAGTGGATTCCTTTACTTTAAGACCATCCTTAATCGCGTTTAAAGCACCTTCAACTTTAGCTTCGTCTCCACCAAAAAACTTGAGAAGTCCCTCTCTGATAGCATCCTTACTCATCCCCGACTTACGTACCGACTTACGAATACTAATTTTACCTTTCCTGAGGTTAATGGTATCAATACCCTGATCCATCATATGCTTCTTCACAGATTCCTTCAATCGTTTCTCTTCCTGGTTAAGGATTTTGATATCAGATTTTGCTTCTGAAAGTTGTTTACTGAGATCTACTAGTTTAGATACACTTTCGGAAAGTTCATTAGGAACCGACATATTATTTAAACTATATATTTAATCTTTAAGCAAGGTTGCGCTGCATCAGATCAGGGACAATGGTGGAGTTGTTCCACACGAAAGGATCCTTGGGATTGGGGGGGTCCGCACGGATCTGCTGGTTGGCATTACGGAGAGCACCACCGACAGTCTCTGGGAAACCGATCTGGGAACGGGGCTCGAGGAAGTTTTGACCAGCGAGGATATCCTCTGGGGCAAACTCACCAAAGTCCTCGGCCGAAGCAACCTCACGGGGGAGGAGGGAAGACGCGAGGCCGACACCCTTATCCATACCACAACCATTGGCAGCCGATGGACCCGCAACAGCTGGGCCAGTGGAAGGTCCCATACCAACGGTAGCATATTCACGTTCCTGAATAGAATACTCAGATTTATTGTTCATAGTGAAGAGTAGATAAACCAACACAGCGACGGCGAGCACCATAAGTATGTTCTGGGTACGACCCTTCTTCATCATGTTTTATATTAAGTTAACAATTTTTTTATTCCTCGTCATCAATGAAAGCATACCCATCTGGGTAAGTGTCAAGAATTGGATCTGGGTGAACCCTCACCTGGACAACATTCCAAGACGAACCAAAAGATTTCTTGGCAAACCAGAGACCAGCAAATTCTAGGATAACATCACAAGTCTTACCGGGTTGAACCTGTTCAAAGTCAACCTCCTCATGTTCAGAATTGAAAACTTTGGTAACATCAATACGTTCGCCTGTAACCTGACCATCAGCAATACTGGAAGTGTAAGCCCCCTCAACGACCTTGTCAGAGAGCTTCTTACCGAACCAAGTTTCAGCGTTTTCAACTGCGGCACTGAGATTCTCAGTGTCAATCGCTTGAATCTTAGAAACGTTCGCGTCAGAACCAAGGTCCATGACAATGTCCCCTGAGATATCCGTCATCTTCACCCCGTTCATCTGAATGAGGCACTTGCGCTTAGAATCGCTGAGAGCCTTCACGAAGTAGAGTCCATCATCACCTTTAGCTGGGGTGTTATAAAGCATTTTATATGTAGTTTAGGTTTCATTTCTTTAAACCAACAAATGGTATAGCCCCTGACTTATTTATGATGTTCTTGGGAACCCATACATTTCTCCTGGGATTATATCCATAGAGTGTATTCACGAAGTTGATGTTCTTGGGTAGTTTTTTTGCGTTTTCAGGTCTCAGGTTTACCTCGTTTTTCACATAGGAATTGTTCTTGACATTCTTCCACTTGAGGTTTTTGAGGTTTAATCGCTTGTTTCCTGAAGAGTGTTTGTACCCATTCACGTTGGTGTTCTTCGTGACAGGATTGAGACCATGTACGAATTGTTTGGATAACTTTTCTTCGGAGGGTTTTGTTGTAAAGTTCTTGTATTTGAATGGATCCACACGAGCAGCTTTGGTTAGAGACACTGTTGCATTCTTTTTTGTCACCGGAGTACCCCTCTTAGTGATCAAAGACTTCACACGTTTGAAAATGTCGTCAATAGAATCAGTAGACTTCACCTTCTTATCCAAAAGTTGAGCAAGCTTCACGAGACGTTGACGATCTTTCTCCTTCTTCTCTGGACGAAGTTTGAGTTTACTCATCAGATAGATGTCTTCAATCAAAAACTCTCTACTGGCCACATAGACATTGTTGTTTCTCACCAATTTACCTGTATTCTGATTTTTGTACGTGATACCTTTGCGTCTCGTGAGGACAACTTCGTATCCAAACTCTTTGGGTCGCATAAATGGGATATCAAGAATACCACCGAGTGTGACATTCTCAATCTTACCACTCTTGGGTGAAAAGAAACGCATATTTAGATCAAGAGCAAATAACTCCACATCAATGAAAACATCACCCTTTTTGGGGTCATTTCCTGATCCAGACTTTTTCTTCTTGATGAGAGTGTATCTACGAGTCACAGCTGGACCAGTAGTTGGTATACTGATACCCAAAAACTTGAAAAGTTTGGGATACTTTGTCTTCATGAGTGCAATACGCTTTCTCACACGAGTGTTTAATCGCTTAGCTATCTCACCCATCTTATCCCACAATATGAGTTTAGTCGCTTGAAGTTTACCAAAAAACTTGGGGTTTACGGGCATCCTCGGAACAAACTTCGCGTCAATGTCAGTGGTGATGATGCGATTATTGTAATCCATGTACAAGTTGAAGGCTTCGCCACCACTCACGATGAGATCACCCATGTTCTTCATGTGCTCAGAAATTTCACCGATAGTTTCCAAGATGATGTCTCTCAAGGAGTTTGTAATCAAGAGGTACACAACCTTTTCAAAATCCTTTTTACTGTAGACATTGTGAACACGACTCCTGAATTTTCCTAAATCCCTCTGTTCATTCCTTTCATAATACTTTTTCAACTTGACATCCTTGAACAATAAATTTTCATCTAAGAAATTCCTGATCGCTGCTTCTGAATAAATTTCAGTGTCCATTATTATATTCTCATATAATAATATGGTCTGTAGCATAATAGACGACTGTAGATGTTTCGCATACGACGATGTTGATCCAAAGAGAATTCAATTTTGTGGGGTGAGACGGGGACCTAACGTTGTACCCTGCCCAGAGAAAGAATGTTGCGCTGGTGGATGCCCTGGTCAAGTACCTAACCTGACACCAAGGGAACCCTTTAGAGTCATAGAACGCCGCCCCTCAGTCCTAAGAATGCCCGAGTATAATCCCAAACTCTACATACTCATAATGCTCGTCATGTTTTCACTCTTGTTTCTTACGTATCTTACTTAAAGATTAACTGACTAAGAAAGGTATAATGTCTCTTGAAACCATTCACTCCGAAATTACCGCTCTCCGTGCCGATGTCAAGGCTCTTACCAAGCTCGTTCGTAAGGTAAAGAATACTCAAGATGATCCTGATGGTGAAAAGGCGAAGAAGCGTGCTGAGAACAACGGCTTCAACCGCAAACAGGAAATTACACCTAAGTTGCGTGAGTTCATCGGACTTCCCGAAGGTGAACTCATTTCTCGCTCCGAGGTTACCAAGGTCGTCAACAAGTACATCATTGACAACGGCCTCAAGCATCCCGACAACGGTCGCCAGCTCATCCTTGACGACAAGCTCAAGGAGCTCCTTCAGCCTCCTGCCGACGTCACCGTCACTTACCTTAACCTCCAGAAGTACCTCTCTCCTCATTACGTGAAGAAGGCTTAAAAAAATAACACATAACCATAATATGTCTGTCTCAAAAGAACAAATTGAACAACTTATTGGTACAAAGATCAAGGATCTGACTTTCTACCAAAAGGCTTTCACCCATAAATCTGCACTCAAAGAATATGAACAATTTAACGAATCTTTCGAAACTTTGGAGTTTATGGGGGATTCAGTATTAGGTTTTATCATCACTAAGTTTCTATTTGATCGCCATGAATCAAAACAGGAAGGATTTCTCACAAAAGCCCGTACAAAACTCGTTCGTTCGGAGACCCTTGCAGATATAGCTTTAAAGTTAGGTCTCAATAAACTAGTTCTCATGGACGAAAAGGGCATGAGAAACTCATGGAATAATAATCCAAAGATTTTGGAAGATGTTTTTGAAGCCCTCGTGGGTGCCATCTATATGGACCTTGGTCTCCTTCACGCCAAACAATTTGTCCTTAGAATCTATCAAGATCCAAAATATGTAGATCTCAATTCTATAATGGTTGATGATAACTATAAAGATCATCTCATGAGGTATTGCCAAGTTAACAATCTACCCCTACCGGAATACCGTGTGATTGCTCACGAAGATGGTGTATTTTTCATCGATGCCATAATAAATAACAAATACGCTGGTAGAGGATATGCCAAAAGTAAAAAGCAAGCCGAGCAGAATGCGGCTATGATCTTTTTTCAACACTTTCAACATCAACTTAAAAAATACTAGCTACAGTAAATTAATATGCATCCAAATGTTAAGGCCCTAATTGAAAGAGAATATGCTGCGCAGAAGAGTGAAGAGTGGCTGGCTCTGCGAGGTAACATGCTCACTGCGAGTGACGCAGCATCAGCTATAGGTGTGAACAAATATGAAACACCCGAAGAACTCTTACGGAAAAAGTGTGGTCTAGGTGAAAAGTTCACTGGTAATGCAGCCACTCGTCATGGTGAACTCTATGAGGATGAGGCACGGATTCTATACGAAGAGAGGCACGGTGAAGTCGTTCATGAACTTGGATTGTGTCCACATCCACTCCATTCTTGGCTTGGTGGAAGCCCTGATGGAGTTTCTGAAAGTGGAAAGTTGGTAGAGATTAAATGTCCTCCGATGAGGCAGATTG